TACCTTCACTGTTTTACCTATTGGCAAGCCACCCCTATCATGTGCCCACAAAACGATAGGATTTTTCTTGTAATTAGCAGTTTGGATACCTTTTACCTTCAATATCTCACCATCACGGTCGACGACCTCTTTACTGGCGATAAACTCGATGGTACGGTCTTCGTCCTTAACTGCTTTAGTCTTCATAGTTGTATAAAAATTTTCCATTATCTTCCCTCCGCGTAATCTGTTAGTGCTGTTTGAACATCCTTCATTATTCTTTTGTTGCTTGTCTGCTTTGCATCTTCAATTAAATCTTGTAAAGCCATAAACATTTCTACTATTGGTGTGTTTTCAGTATCAACACTATCAAAATACTTTCTACACAAAGCTCTAACATCGTCCTTAGTCAGCATCTTCACCCCTTACTATGAACTCAGCCCTGGTATCAAGGTATTTATACAGATTTTTGATAGCGTCAGCCTTCTCATTCTTGGTTTTATCATCAATTGCTGCTATTTTATTCAATTTATTAAAGGTATACTCGTTTAACTTAGTAAAATTGGCTGGAAGGTCGCTCTTGAACTCAAGAAATGAGTTTTTTAACCTATTGTCCTCAGTTTTAAGCAACTGGTCGAAGTTTTCATATTTTAGGTAAACTTTTACTGCTTTTGACCTTTGCCTACCTAAATAGCCCTTCATTTTACTAACTAACTGAAATAATTCAGTATTTGTCTCTGGTGCTTCCTTAACTTCTACTTCTTTTCGGTCATCCCCTGAATCATTGCTTCTACCAGACACCGCAGCCTCTTCAGCCATGTCCTCTGGTATCATAATACGTGGAATGTACCTGTCATCGTTCTCAACATCAGGCATACGCAGACCCAGTCTTGCATTGATTTCGTTTCTCGTATAGCCCATCTTCCAAAACTTCGTGGCAGCATCAAGAGTATCATTAAGGTCTTTCTTCAATTCTTCAACTACGGTCAGGTCAAACTTACAAGTTACGCCTGGAAAGTAGTCATCCAGAAGTTCAGCGTTAATTTTCTCTTGAATACGAACGGTTTCTGGCTTTAAGGTGGTCTGCCATAATGACCTTAGTGCCGTATCAGCGGTTGCTCTATCAATCTTATCAGTTACACCAACCACAGCCTTATGAATACCTAAAAGTAGCAGAATTCGGTCTCTGTTTGCGTCTCTGCTGTCAATCAGCTTCAAATCAGACATAGTTTGACCAAGTTCTCTATATTTCATGCCACCAAGTAAAGCACCGACTTTTCCAGCATTACTTTCACCCTGATGCTCTGCTTTCCACATAGCGAGGATACGTCGCATCTCTTCAAGATTAGTCCCAGCATCTTTATCAACTTCTATGACACCGCTTAACTTAGTACCATTCTTGAACATCTTGTTGGACAGACTGGCTGCTGCTGAGTCGTTAGAAATATCCTGTTTCAAAGTATCCAGCGGCGATAGACCTCTAACGCCACCAGTGTTATACAATTTGAAATGGACTACTTCTTCCAGTCCCATAGGCATCTTATTGTTATATATCCAACTACTTATAGGGTCAGTGCTACTTTCCTGTACGTGATCCATATAGTTAGGATGCAAACTGTATATCTCTCTAATAATATTGTAGTTATTAGTGTTAAGAAACCAGAATGCTTCACCATACAAGAATAGATTTACTATTGTACCTTCCCATAACTCAAAGTTAGAAGTATAACCATTAGGTCGCCTAAGAACTTCATTTAGTTCGAACTCCGGTCCAAGTTTTTGCTCCCCTCTATAGAACTCGAAAGGAACCTGTGCAATGTTTGTTGCTAAGATTTGTAATGCCCGATGGACGGTATAATTCTGAGCATAAGGATTAGTTACACCAGACTTATTCCACTCTTCAAGGTTTCCGTTTCGCACGGCCAGGAGAGTGTCATCCCATCTTTTTTCTTCTTCCGGCCCGTTTGTCGGCTCGCTCGTGGCGGCTCGACCTGACCAGAAATTTCTAACAGACTTTATTACTCCCATAATTTATCTCCGTTTAGTTTTAATACCCCCTACATTTCAACGAATAGCATATTCAACCTGCTATTCTTTCGGAAGCGCATATAGGCAGCGTATCTCAAAGCGTCCATTAGGTCATCCCTGAGCTTGACCGGTTCTTCGTAGACATTGCCGTCTTTGTCTTCTTTGTACTTGTATTGCCTAATCTCCCTGAGTAAGTTCTCACTGTCGCTGGTTATGAACATCTTGTGCTGTTTTACAGCATCAATTCCCTCACGGACAGTATTTGCACCCTTTGCAACCGGCACAGCGTTAAATCCTGCTTCTCTCATCTGCGCTATGTTGCCAGGAGACGCACTATCACAATAGATAGGCGTGTCTAAAGACAATTCGTTTGCCAAGCCATAGACCTGAGCTATCACCTTCTGGATTTCGGTTATTTGGCGTTGCATATGCTTCTCTTTCATGTGCAACAACTCTTTTACATAAATACCTTCTTTTGTATAACCTAAAGCAATTAAACCTGCCGGATGAGTGTATCCAAAGTCCATTCCACAAACTATATCCTCTACATCCGCTGGAAACTCGCCCACTGTTGACCACTTAGTATAAATGATGTGATCCAGTGAACCCCACTCACCTAACGTATAGACTTTGTAATGCCAGTAATCTTTATCAATCAAGCCTTCTAACTGCGTTTTGTAGTGGTCATCCAGGAATAAATTACTCTTATACGTGCTGAAGTGCTTAGTAGTATCTTTTACATTTTCTTTCTCGAAGAATTCTTTGTATACCCAACTTAAATCTGACACTGGATTGAACGATAACATGATTTGAAAGTATGTAGGAAACAATCCTCTCAGCCTCAAGTTCACCTGACGAAAATCGTTCAGGCCTAACTCAGTGGCTTCTTCTAACCAGACGCCTGTTACACCTTCTATCGACTTAATCTTCTCAGGATCGTCTAACCCCGTACACAGTATCATACTACCGTCATCGAAGGTAAAGGTCATCTCTGTCTTATTCTCATGACAGATAGCATCCAGCCCCCAGGCACTGATGTAATTTCTGAACAAAGGCCAAACCGACTTACGTGCCGAAGGCGCCGTCTTTCTCAATATGAGGAAGGTGTGCTTGAATGGCGAGTCTAAATCCTGTAAAATCCTTATCAGTATCTTCTGTGCAGCAAAGTGCGACTTACCTGAACCAGCCCCGCCTCTCATCACTAAGTATCTTTCTTCGTCTTTTAACAGCGGCAAAAATTCAGGATTAATTGCTTCTTCCATCTCTGTTAGGTCTATTTCAACTTGCATCCGGTTTCTTCACCTTTATTTTTATAGTTTTACCAGTATCTTCTTCTTGCTTCGCAGTAGGCAGGACTTTATCAGAAAACTTATCAAACATCTTTGACCAGGCCTTCTGTTGGTCGGTAGTGAACTTTCTTCGCCCGCGGAGAAACCTAAGCCCCATATCAGTTAACTCATTAAGTATACCAGGAACATCCATATGTTCATTCCAGGCTTCTGCTTGAGCCTTCTGTGCTTTGGCGAACTTATCACCAGGATGCAGTCCTTCTGTATTTGGATTTGGATTACCTTTAGCCATCTTCAGCTTCCCTACAGTAGCTACACTCACAACCAGGTATTACCATATGTTTATGATCTTCTTTCTCTTTAACCGGGTAGTGGTCTGCCCATTGTTTACCAAGTTCTGCTACAGGTACATGCTTAATCTCAATATTCTTTTCATCTACTTCCACACTTACCTCTGGTAATATAACATGTAAAATAGCACTGACTACACCACTTTGAGCATCCATCTCTATTTCTACCCTGGTAAGATTTTCTATTATCTTATCAGTCTCAATATCTATTACCTTTGTATCTCTTGCGTGTCCAGTTTCGCTTGTTATTCTTACTCCTGTTATTCTTTTTCCTGACATATTTACTCCCCCTTTATTATTTCAAATCTGTTCTTCGGAAATAGAAAGCCATTCTTCTGACTTTCTTCAAAAACTCTGTAGCAACTCATTAATTCTGCAAACTCATCTTCTAACGTAGTATAAATCTTATTAAGTATCAACGACCTTGGATACCCTGTATCATCTATACATTTAACTTTCAACGGCGTCCCTCTTAAAACACTCTATTTGATATTCTTTATCAACCTCTACCTTGTATAACTCTGTATATCTTTCAACTAGTTCCAGAATAATTCTGACCCCTTCTGTAGTCATATTAACTGTTGGTGCTTCATCTAGCTGCTCTAATGCTTCATACGTCATCTTCTCTAATTGATTTAGTATTCTCATACTCATGTTTACTCCCCCTTATGCTGTGTAGAATTTCCCCCTGAATGAATATGTGGACATAATCCTATGGGCTATGCCGCTTGGACACCTATCACACTCAATACTAACTATATCATAATTAGTAGTATAGTACTCTATTATACTATTACAATTCTCACACTGGTATTCGTATATCATTTTTCTCTCTTTAATATATAATATCTATGTAATTTGGTAAACAACTTATCATGACCAATCAGTTCCTGTATGATACGGAATTGCAAATAATCAGTATATAAGTAGCTAAGGCGAATCTCATCTAACCCATCCTCTTTAGCCTCTTTAACACGCCTATTAGCTTCATCAATTAACTCATCCAGATCAAAATCAAAATTACTGTTTATATCAGTGAGGCTAATTTTCTTCTTCGGCTTAACAAACTCCCAACCTTCTTGCTCA